ATAAGCCATGATCGTCCATTGCCTGCACGACAAGCTGGTCCCGATCTCCAAGCTCAAACTGCATCCGAAGAATCGCAACAAGCATCCGCCCGAGCAGGTCGAGCGGCTGGCCAAGATCCTGAAATACCAGGGTTGGCGCTACCCGGTGAAGGTCAGCAAACGCTCGGGCTTCGTCACGGCGGGCCACGGTCGCATTGAGGCGGCGAAGGCGGCTGGATGGAAACAGGTTCCGGTCAATTTTCAGGATTACGAGTCGGATGAGCAGGAATACGCCGACCTGCAGGCGGACAACGCGATTGCGCTCTGGGCCGAGCTGGACCTCTCGGGCATCAACGGCGATTTGGGCGACCTTGGCCCTGATTTCGATCTCGACCTGCTAGGCATCAAGAACTTCACGCTCGACCCAGAACAGGTTGAGGCGCAGTGCGACGAAGACGAGGTGCCCGAGGAGCCCGTCGATCCGAAGACGCGGCTCGGGGACATCTACCAGCTTGGCCGGCATCGGCTGATGTGCGGCGACTCGAGCGCGATGACGAACGTGGAGCGGCTGCTCGATGGCGCGAAGATCCACATGGTCCACACCGATCCTCCCTACGGGATGAAGCTCAACACCGACTACTCGCAGATGCCGCGCGGTGGGCGCAGCTACTCGCCAGTGATTGGGGATGACAAGGACTTCGACCCGAACCCGATCTTCGCAGTGCCGGCTGACCGCTACTGCATCTGGGGGGCTGACTGGTTCTACTCGCGAATGCCCGAAGGGTTTTCGCCGATCGTGTGGGACAAGCAACCTCACCACATCGTCGCTGGTCCGCAGAATCATTTCGAGTTGTGCTGGGTGAAGCCTTCCGAAAAACGGCGGATCGTGCGCAAGCTCTGGACCGGATTCACAGCCAAGGAAAAGGGCGAGGACCGCGTGCACCCGACCCAGAAGCCGGTGGAAGTCTGCGTGGACATCATGGAGCGCGGCGGCCAAAACGTGCTCGACCTCTACGGCGGCTCGGGCTCCACGCTCATCGCCTGCGAGAAGACCGATCGAACCTGTTTCATGATGGAGCTGGATCCCAGCTACTGCGACGCGATTGTTGCACGCTGGGAGAAGTACACAGGGAAAAAGGCCGAACTACTGACCGAGCCAAGCCCCCACGTTTTCCCAGATGGATCGACCCAACATCTAAACGCCTGAAAAACGCATAAATCATGGCTAAAATGGGCAGGCCCGAGATCGAAATTGACTGGGATCAGTTTGAGAAGCTGTGCCAACTGCACTGCACGCTCAACGAAATCGCGGGCTTCTTTAGCTGTTCTCACGACACAATCGAGCGTAAGGTCAAGGAAAGATACGGGAAAACATTTGCGTATGTTTGGGATGAGAAGTCCGCAGCGGGCAAGGTCAGCATCCGGCGCAAGCAGTTTGAGATGGCACTCAAGGGCAACGTCAACATGCTGCGCTGGCTCGGACAGAACATCCTGAACCAAACCGATAGCGTCGAGCATAGGCTCAAGGCCGAGATCGAGCAGGTTCAGGCACTGACGGATGAGCAGCTTCTCGAGCGTGCCAAAGAGGTCGCGCCGCTCTTGATTGAGACGCTGGCTAGGCCTAAGGGGGAGAAGTGAGCTTGCAACTCATGCAGGGCGATTGCCTTGAGCAGCTGAAGTGCCTACCGCGCGAGTCGGTGGATGCCCTCGTGACCGATCCGCCCGCTGGCATTGGCTTCATGGGCAAGGAATGGGACCAGGACAAAGGGGGGCGTGACGCATGGATTGCTTGGATGCGCGATGTGATGCGCGAAGCCTATGCGGTCCTGAAACCGGGTGCGCATGGTTTAATCTGGGCGCTACCACGGACATCCCACTGGACTGCGACGGCGTTGGAGGATGCAGGTTTCGAGATCCGGGATGTGGTGACGCATCTCTTCGGCCAGGGATTTCCGAAGTCGCTCGATATCTCGAAGGCGATCGACAAGGCGGCGGGGGCTGAGCGTCAGGTTATTGGGCGCTCACCCAATTGGCGACCGGCGAAAACGAAGGGCGGAGCGGGCTTTGATAAAGACGTCGGCGAGGGATCGGTCGAAATCAATTTAACCGTTCCCGCCACCGACGCCGCGAAGCAATGGCAAGGCTGGGGCACGGCGCTGAAGCCCGCAAGCGAGCACTGGATTCTAGTCCGCAAGCCCATCGCTGAGAAGAACGTGGCGGCTAATGTGCTTAAGCACGGGACGGGCGGGATCAATATTGATGCGAGCAGGATCGCAAGCGAGCAGCCGAACCCATCCATCGCCCGTAGGATGAGCAAGCCCCGCGTCGCGGTGTCGGCGTGCGGATGGGAGAACAAGGGCAGCGATGAGGCATACGCTGCGCCTCATCCTGGCGAGCGGCTAGGCCGATTCCCCGCAAACCTCGTCCTGTCCCACTCGCCGCATTGCACCGATGATCAGTGCGATATCGAGTGCGCGATTGCGATGCTGGATGAGCAGAGCGGGACGCTGAAGGCAGGCGTAGCTGTGCGATCAAAGAGCGGCGGCAAGAACTTCGGTTCTGAAGCGGAAAAGCCACCTCTATTGGACATGGGCTATGGAGGATCAGGCGGCGCATCCCGCTTCTTCTACTGCGCGAAGATTTCGACCAGCGAGCGCGGCGAGGGCAACTCGCATCCGACTGTTAAAGCGAAAAAGCTCATGAGCTACCTGATCCGAATGGTCACGCCACCGGGCGGCACGGTGCTCGACCCGTTCATGGGCTCAGGTTCAACGGGCATCGCTGCGCGCGAGGGCGGCTTCCAGTTTATCGGGATTGAGCGCGAGCCCGAGTATTTCGAGATCGCAAAGAAGCGACTTGGGGCCGAGGCATGAGCGAGCACACGCCCCCATTTAGCCCTGGGCGATACCGCACGAGAGGTGGGCTAAAAGCCATCGTCGGCCAGATGCGAGAGCACAGAGAAGAAGGCAAGCGCCCGCGCTGGGTGCTCAAGGGCGCAGTCGAGCTTGGCGGCGTGCTCGTGCCCACCGCATGGCTACCCGATGGCTCGAGCTTAAGCGGCGAGCGTAAGTACGATCTCGTGCGAGATGAGGAGCCCAGTGCGCCGTGAGGTTATCCTTCAAGAGCTTATCAAGCGTGGTGAGCGGCTGCGTGCTGCCCAAGGGCTTATCATTGACGAGGGCTTTCCTGCGCAGGCTCGGGCTGTGTCTGACCGTTCTCAGCGATTGGCTTTCCTGTGTACCCGACGGGCAGGCAAGACCACGGGCCTGGCGCTCCGGTACTTCAACGCGGGCCAACGCTTCCCGGGGGCAATCCTTCCGTACTTCGCACTGACCCGCGACTCGGCGAGAAACATCATGTGGCCCGTGCTGCGTGAGATGGATGCCAAGTTTAACGTGGGCGCTGAGTTTATCGAGTCCCGCCTTCGCTGCGTGCTGCCCTCTGGCGCTGAGATCGTGCTCATGGGCGCAGACATGACGAACTTCATCGGCCGCGTCAGGGGCATCAAGACGCCCTTTGCCGCAATCGATGAGGCGCAGAAGTTTCGTAACAGCATCTTAGGCGAGCTGATCGACGACATTCTGACGCCTGCACTCGCTGACTATGGCACCGAGGGTTGCTTGGCTGTGGGTGGGACGCCTGGGCCTCTGCCCAAGGGCAAGTTCCACGAGATCACGACAGGCGGCTTAGGCTATTCCATCCATCGCTGGTCGCTCTTTGATAATCCTTACATGCCTGACGCACGCGCATTCGTGCGAGGCGTGATGGAAGCGAACGGCTGGGACGAGACCAACCCCACCTACCGGCGCGAGTACTTGGGCGAATGGGTCGCTGACACGGACGCGCTCGTTTACAAGTACGATCCGCTCAAGAACTGGGTGGCTGAGCTGCCCCAAGGCGAGTACCGCTACGTGCTGGGCGTGGACTTGGGCTATAGTCCTGACCCTTCAGCCTTTGTGCTCATGGCGTACCGGCCGCATGACCCGACGCTCTATGTCGTGGATGCCTATAAGCGCACTGAGATGATCGCGTCGGACGTGGCCGAGCGCATCCGCTACTACCTCAAAGACCATAGCCCGTGCACGGTCGTGATTGATGCAGGCGGCGGCGGTAAGCAAGTCGCTGAGGAGATCCGTCAGCGCTATAACCTGCCGGTCCTAGCTGCAGAGAAGCAGGGCAAGAACGGGTTTATCGAGTTGATGAACTCAGACCTGCGTAAAGGCTCAATCAAGGTCGTGGGCGACTCGGCTAAGGCGCTCGTTGAGGAATGGCAATCGCTTATCTGGGACGACCGTGAGCCCGGCAGGGAGCGGAAAGAGCATCCCGAGTACGATAACCATGCGGTTGACTCAGCCCTGTATGCCTGGCGCTGGGCCTACAACTACGCATCGCGGCCAAAGGTCGTGAAGCCGCCCATTCACAGCGAGGCTGCCGTTGAGCAATGGGCAGAGCGCGAGAGCGAGAAGATTGAACGCGCACGCACGCGATTGCCTTGGGATCTCGACGACGAAGACGAGATTTAAGGTGCTGCGGGTTGTGGCAAGCACAACTCGAGGGCGCAACCAAAGCCCGCCTCCCCGGCCATCTACCCCTCGCGGCATCTGCCCGAGAATCGATGCGCGTGTCAGTATCCACGCTGCCGCAGCGGGACAGCTATAGCACGCCGGTTAACATCTGTCCCCCAGTATATGGCACAAAAGCATCCATTCCGGATTGATACGGTCCGAAAGCTGCTCCAACTCGCAGAAGAATTCCGAGTGGATGAGCTTTCCTGTGGTGGGTTCTACATCAAGCGCGGCGGTCCTGGCGCCTTGGCTGAGACGAAGGGCAAGCCCGGCGTTGAAGCAGGCGCTACGGCTGGCGAGGGCTGGGATATCACTGAGATCGACGCCGCGAACGAGCCGATTCTCGACGCCTACCGTAAGGAGCTGGCTTAATCATGGCTCGCCACGACCTGTCGGATAAAGAGATCCCGACCCATAAGTATCACCAGACCAAAGGCGGCAAGAACCTCGAGCCGCGCTGGTGGACGGTTGAGGAGTCGGCCATTCACGAGCATCTGTTCCCGCTCGTGCGCGATATCGAGCGCCGGCAGCTCTATCGCAGGGCAGCAAACCTGCGGCACGCGCGCCTGTATCACAACATGGAAGTCTTGGGCTTTTATGCGGGCGTCAATAACCCGACGGTCTTTGAGCCCTTCAACTCGGCTCGGATCTCGATCAACGTGGTCAAGGCCTGTATCGATACGGCTTGCTCGAAGCTCGCTAAATCGAAGCCTAGGCCCATCTTCCTGACTGACGGCGGCAACTGGGATCAGCAGGAGCGGGCTAAGGACCTGACCAAATTCCTCGACGGCTCGTTTGCTGCGATGGAGTACTACGCTGCGAAGCGTAAGGCTGCGCGTGATGCCATGATCTTTGGCACGGGCGCGATCAAGTTTTACAAAGAGGGCGGGCAGGTTCACTGCGAGCGCGCTCTGATCGATGAGATCATCATCGACGACGCTGAGGCCATTTACGGCGAGCCGCAGTCGTTGCACCAGGTGCGCTACGTCAGCCGGGATAAGCTCAAAGAGGCGTTCCCGAAGCACGAGGCTGCGATTAAAGAAGCTGCGCCCGGCTTCTCGGCCAACGTGACGAGCCCGGGCGCGAAGGACATCATCCGCATCGTAGAGAGCTGGCATCTGAAGTCTGGCCCAGATGCTGACGACGGGGCGCACGCCATCGTCATTGATGGCTGCACGCTGTTTGCTGAGAAGTACACGCGCGACTTTTTCCCGTTTGAGTTCATCCGGTGGACTGAGCGGGTCACCGGTTTCTTTGGCATCGGCATCGCCGAGGAGCTGACGGGCATTCAGATCGAGCTGAACAAGCTATTCCGCACGATTCAGAAGGCGCAGCACTTGATGTGTGTGCCTCGCGTCTGGTTCCAGGCGGGATCGGTCTCGAATAAGAACCTGACTAACGAGATTGGCTACGTAGGCACGTATGATGGCGCGCCGCCGATGTTTACGACGGCTCCGGCGATGCCGCCCGAGGCATATCAGCACGCCAACACGCTCTATAACCGTGCGTTTGAGATCGTGGGCATCTCTGCGCTGTCTGCCACGGCCCAGAAGCCTGCAGGCCTCGACTCTGGCCGTGCTCTGCGTGAGTACCAGGACATTGAGTCCGAGCGGTTCCAGATCTTCTCGCAGCGATATGATGACGGCGCGCTCTTGGCTGCCAAGATTACGATTGAGATGACGCAGGAGCTGGCCGAGGACGACCCGCATTACGCAATCAAGGCCCAAGACGGTAAGTCGATCGAGGAGCTGCGCTGGAAAGACGTGAACCTCGAGCGTGACCAGTACGTCATGCGCTGCTTCCCGTCCAATATCCTGCCCGCCACCCCTGCTGGGCGGCTCCAGACGATTCAGGAGCTGGTGCAAGCTGGGTTTATTGACCGTGAGAATGCGCTCGACCTGCTCGACTTCCCGGATCTCGAGGCCTTCATGGGCTACAAGAACGCTCCGGTCGAGATGGTAAAGAAGATCATTTACCGGATCTTGAAAGATGGCGAGTACCAGACGCCCGAGCCTTACATGAACCTGACTGTGGCCCAGCAAATGGCACAGCTGGCCTATCTGAAGGCTAAGAACGACAACGTGCCCGAGGAGCGGCTCGACCTGTTCCGCAGGTTCATTGACGACTGCGCAGCCCTTCAGCAGCAGATGCAGGCGCCCGAGCAAGACCCGGCCGCCATGATGGCTCAGGCTGGCCTAGGGCCCGAGGCTCAGCTTCAAGGTCAGCCCATGGCCGCGCCTGAAGCGATGCCGACCAATGAGCTGATCCCGAACGTTCCGGGGGCCGTATGATCTATGTGGTCAAGCAATGGGTGACGCATCCGCTTCATCCCAAGGGCTTCATGAAGATCAGCAAGATCGTCGGGCGTGACCTGAAGCACGCGGCCGAGATGCTGAAGATCCCTGAGAGCAACCGGCGCGATATCGAGCGGACGGGCAAGACCGTAAAGGTTGATCCCGAGGGCCGGCGCACCGAAATCGAAGTGATTGCAGAGGAAAAGGTCTAATGTTGGAAAGCCAAA